AAAAAGTTTGTCATTATCTTTAATGGCGAACAGGTCCACGTTTCAAACACTCTCACCACTGCCAAAGAATACATTCAGAAAAAAGTTAAACAAACTCCCAGGAAAAGAAAAACATCTTCCAGTCTTGAGCAATTTCTATGAAAAAACTTATCTTTCTTCTTCCTCTCCTATTCTGCCAACCAGCATCGGCAAATGAGATGATGGTGAATGTTAATGTGAATCGTCTTTGTGCGGCAATCGTGCAGATTCCTTATGCATCTGATAATTTTTCTAATGAGGAATGGGATCAGTTTCAACAGTGCCTGCGTTTTGTTCGTCAGTTTGATGGTGTTCAGTGATGGAAGTGTTTCAGCAGACTTCTGATGTTCCATATGACCGCCATAACTACGAAATTGCCCTCAAAACGGGCAAAACCGTATTTTTTGATGATTGGGCGGACGTTCAGGGGTATTGGTTCATCCACAACCAAATCCCCGATTATTTGGATTTTATAACGGTTCTTGATAAAAAGAAAGGTAAAGAACTCGTTAAATCCCGTGGATTTGGGGTCTAAATATCATTAATCTCACAGGATACCGCTTATGGGTTCCTTATTTCTGACTACAATTCTGAATTGTAATCAAGTTATGGGCGTTCTGGTGCGACTCCAGAATATTGCCCTTCTGACCCCCCAGCAGCGAGTTGAGATTGTTACAGAACTTAAAAGAGTAGTTCCTTCCTGTCCCGTAATCATCAAACCAAATGACCCCAAAACAAAAGCAGGCAATTGACCTTGTAATTGAAGATTTGCACACACAGCATCACGAAATTCGTAGTGTGGCAAAAACCCTTCAGTGTGAGAAAGAACTTGAAGAAATCAAGGTTGCCGTGCTAGAATATCTCTACGAAATGAAGTCAAAGGCAGATGAACCAATCCTCATTTGAAATACTTCACTTTTCTTATAGAAAGTGGAAGTCATATCACGAACAAGGTTGCTATCGTATCAACCTTGTTTTTCGTGCATCTGATACTGATGATGAATATTACAGCACAAAGCAGAGATTTTTGGATGAGTGTCAAGAATGGAAAAAGTCTGAGATTGTTCAGGATTTAGACCTTTTTCAGAAATATTCCGATGGTCTTCGTATGATTAATAAAAAATCTGGAAAGAATTTGTTGGAAGGACTTGCGGATGATGAAGAGAAAGATGATGATGGATTAATTCCGATTGAGTTTGTGAATGATAATGGACTTGAACGGGAGGATGTTTATACCAAAGGATTTCAAGAAAACTGGGGAACGATGTTCCAGTACAATGAGAAGTTTGATGTCTTTCGATTCTATGAGTATTTTGAAATCAATCCTGCCACAGAAGGTATCATTCAATACATCAAAGAATTACAGAAGATGTATAATGTAGATACATATTATGCGGGGCAATTCTTTCGTGCCCTCAAATCCCTAGAACTTTGGTGGGACTAAAATGACATCTTTTCAATCTGCCTGCCTTGTAATTTTTGCAATACTTGCATACTTAATGTGGGTAGATGAAAATGTCACAGTTTATTTGACTCTTATCTTTAAGATTATAAGAATCAATGCAGAAAGAATGTTGTGGATGATAAGATTCCATCCACGCAATCCTATCACTAACCTGATGATGAAATGGAAGTATGATAAGATGGCCAAGGATTTGATGAAGGAATATGAGCAGTAAGTGGAATGTAAATCCCGCTGAATCAACAACTCTTGCTCGCCTTCTATCTGAATTAGAGGGCGTTTCTTATTTGTTGGACTGTGTTGGTGAAAAAGATGAATTAGACTACATTAATACTATGAAAAAGAAATACTATAAACAGTATTTCAAGCGTGTTAAAGAAGAAAAACAATCCTAAATACCCTATATCTGGAGTTCTTTATGCTGTCTACACAATATCGTCTCCGTTTGGAAGCAATCTGCGAAAAGATTGTGAATGGAGATGAAGTAAGTTTGGAAGAAATGATTTGGGCAGAAAAATTAGCAAAGGCAAATCAATCTGCCGCTAAAATTCTTCGTCAGGCGCGTAGAAAGGCAGAGAATCCTGATATGCAAGAAGGTGATTTGGATGATTTCCTCAATCAACTTGATATTGGTGGATTAGGGCACGAAAGATTTGGTAAATCTGGATTTGATAGTATAGATGAGATTGTGGATTGGTTTAAGCGTGATGATTTGAGTGACGAAGATAATAGTTGGAGACGCCGTGACTGAAGAAACTTTAATATTCATACAATTTACAGCACATATGTTGTATTTGTTTGTTGCATTTATGTGTGGGATAGTTATTGGTTATATTGTTGGTAAGATAGAAGGTGGTATGTAGTTGTATTAAGAAATCAACACAAAACAGATATTTTGTGCTAAATTAGTATCGGTGAGAGTACTACAGCATAAAATTCTTTATTATAATGTTCCTGTGCATAGAGGTTATGATGCATAACTTAATTTCTTACAATCAGTTGGCTTCTTGGAGACAATTAGAAAATACACTTGATGAATTTATAGAACAAGGTGAGGTAATTAATGATTATTATCAGTGTCTAATCGAATGTAATGATAATCAGTCGGAATGTAAGAGAGTTTGTAGAAAAATCTTAAGTACATAAGTCCAGTTCATAAAGTGGCCACTCCCTCTTGACTTTCGGGTTGAGAGGGTTTATAGTATCTACATACAAATCCAAAGCGATGACCTACAAAGCAAAAGTCACTCTCAAATACGATTCCACTTGGGAACATAAAATTGGAAGTACCTTTGGTGAAGATATTCTTCCAGAAGAGAACGTAACCTATGAGTTTCCTGTAGAGGATGCAACGTCTTACCAAATGTTTCGTGCATTTAGTAAGTTTATGTATATGATTGGGCATAATGAACAGGGTATTTCAAGAGGTGCCGCATCAATTGCATTCAGTGAAGACCGTTCAACTGAGGATATGCAGAAAACTGCGGATTACTTTGACTTGGTTCTTGCAGAAGTACACGGAAAGAAAGTGATTGAACTTGAGGATAAGATTTACGCTCAAGAAACAGAAATCCGTGACCTGAAGGCAAAACTCTCCCGTTTTGAGCAACCTGATAACGCTCAATATACCGATGAGGAAATGGACGCTATGACTTCTGAAGAGTATAATGCCTTGAATAATCTTATTCCTGGTTCTTATGCTGCTGTTGAAAACGGATGTAAGTGTCCTGTAATGGATAACGAGGAAATGCCCGATGATAAAAAATGGGTAAATGGTGATTGTCCTCTTCACGGTAATGCACAATGAGGTTCAGAGACGTAGAGTTCCGTTGGTGTGAATTCAATAAAAAGTATGAACTCGTCAAGTGGTATAAGGACTGTAACCAAAAAGAGTTGTGTTATGTTCTTGCTTTCTTTGATGAAACCAAAGAGGGTTATGATATGAGAACCGTAGGGGACAGGTTCTTTGAGGACAAGGATGCTTTTATTGTAGGAAAACACGCAATTGAGTTTCTAAATGCTATGTTTTATGAACTTAAAAAAGAGGAGGAATTGAAATGACGATGGACGAACTCTTTGAAATTATCACCAAGGTTATTGCCTCTCCTCATACTACCATCACAGAACACGACAAACGCAGAGCAGTTCAAGTGTTCCTTGCATTTGATGAGTATATGATTGATGTTGATGTTGCTGAGGGACGATGTGATGTGAGTGATAAGGTTGATTTTACTTCTTATGCCGAAAAAATCCTTGATGAACTGGAAGGAAAATGACTAAAAAAGCAGAAAATGTAATTCTGGCATTTTGGAACTCTCATCAACAGGAAAGACAATACTGGCATCGTGATGGTGTTGCTGCTGCTTTGCGTGAGGTAATCGTTCAACTTGGATACTTTAAATATGATGCTGATGAAATACACGGAAATACTATTGTGAATGTCCGTGATATTCTTGTCCTTTGTGAAGAACTGGAAGGAAAATGAATGATGAGAAAAGTCACAGTCAAACCTAAATCCAGCAAGGCAAAAAATCGTCTTGCCAATATTATGGAGAACAATCCTGTCTGTACTGTGGAGCAGGATACTGGTGGTGAGTTGTTTCTTGCTGCCGAAAATCGCAAATACTTTTTTTGGGTATCAACTCGCACGGGCACCAACCGTTTTGGTGATAAGGCAGACGCACACTGGGAGGTATTATGACCTCCCTTCATAAACTCATAATCTGCAACAGGTATCTTCATTATACTCCATTCTGGTGGTGGTATAGGTTAATTTCTCACGAAGGATTTAGATTTGATGACTATCATATTTGGAAGGAGTTTTGGTATTCTCTCAACTCTGGATGGTATGATACAAATTACAAGTGGGAATTTGAGAAGTTCTGGGGTAAAGGTGCGAAACCAGAGAAGATTATCCTACCACAAGAGGATTATGATGTTCTGGTAGAGTCAATCAACAAACCACCACAATATAATGAGAACCTTGCTAAACTATTAACTCGTAAAGCACCTTGGGACGAATGAAACCACTACCCGATAAACTACAACTTGATATTATGTGGACGGTTGCCACTTCAACCAGTATTGAAACTGGCACAAGACCTCACTATGGATTCGCCAAGATGCTGTATGATGAGTTCAACGACATTCAACCACCTGTGACTTTAGGAGACAAAAAATGAAAATCCCCCTCAAAGCAATCACAGTTACTTACACCCGAACTCTCACAGTTGCTCCCACAACTGAAATGTTTGAGGACTGGGATGTAGAACCTACGCAAGAAGAGTTTGAGAGTTATGTTCTCAACGAACTCTTCTTTGATGCGATTTATGAAGATGTAAGTGGCAGTGGAACTCCTATGCCCTACACTAATGTAGAACAGTTTGAGGATGTTGAGATTGACTGGGCAGAAGAAGATGACTGACCCAGATAATTCACTTGCTATAGGACTTGCTATTATCTTCATCGTTGCTTTTATTCTTACTGTAACAGGAAATCTACCAGAGGGCGTATGAAACTCCTTGACTACGAAACCTATGAGGACTATGGAAAGGAACACTTTATCCAAGTTCTCACATCCCGCAGATTTGCTCTGTTGGATATGACAGTCCAGTGGGATGAATATGAATGTGATGATTTGCTCCCGTCATTTCAGTTGAGTATTGGTTCAAGTCATTTGTTTGGGGGTTTTATACGATACAAACGATTTCAATTTGATTGTAGTATAATTGATTGGAAACCACGCAACTTGGAATGGTATAGGAGCAACAAATGAGAGAAGAAACACAATCTTTTATTATTGTTGGTGCGATTGTTCTGGTATTTCTTGTGCTCTTTGCTATTTCTTACTCCACACAGAAATCAGATTGTCTTGCCGAAGGCGGGAAATGGATTTCTGGTGTAGTTGGTGGAAATGCTACTTACTTTTGTATTCCTAAATGATTATGACCGAACCTATCAAACTCTGTAAGGATTGTAAGCACTACAAGAAAGATTGGTCTTCTCATATTATTGGTAGTGGAGACACATTTGATTTGTGCTTACATCCACTTGTAACTGGAAATGTTGTGACTGGGAAAAATAATGGTCGTTATTGTGACAGTATAAGAAAGTATCACGAATGTGGTATGGAAGGAAAACTCTGGGAGGCAAAATGAAATACCATCAATCACCAAATAAATCCATTTTAATTAGGGAAGTGTATGAAGACACTTATAAAAACATAAATGAATATATTGTAGATACTATGATTTGGAAAAATCGTGTTGATGAACTTCATACGATTTGGATGAAAGGTAAAGACCCAAGTAAGGAGGCAAAATGACTGAAAAAATACAACATTATAAAAAGTTAGTTCCAGAAGTTCGTGAAAAAACTGGTGCTGGGTATTTGGAGTGTTTGAAAGGTCTTTATATATGTGAGGGAAATATTGAAAATGCAGTTGAATGGGTAAAAGACCATCGTAGTTTTTGCAATACTTATATTTGAGGCACGGAAATGACTGACATAAAAACCAAAGCAGATAAAGTACTTTCTGCTTATTATGATGACCTAGCACACGACCCTGCCTTCCACCTTACTGGTATTCTTCGTGAAGTCATCAACCAACTCCAACAATGTTCTGCTACTCATCCTGCCTTTATTTCTTGTCCTGATTTATTAGAATTATGTGAGGAGATTGAAAAGTTGTGAATAATGATTGGAAACCTGAAAAGAATATCTCATCTCCTTGGGATGTTGATGCGATGGAGTATAACATAGGACAACCAGTAAAGCTTTCTGGGGATAATCTACCATATCCTTATACAACTTCCTACATTCATAATCCAGAAGTGATTTGTGAATTTGATATGTTCGGGCAAAAGCAACTGGTAATCTCATTTCATAGAAGTAATAGTTTTCCAGTTCCAAACAGGTGGATTAGATTTTGGACTAAAGTGTTCTTCAATAGTAAATGGGATTTTAAGAAATGACTGAAAAAATACCAGAGTTTCCAAAAGAAATCAAAGGAACTCAAATACATCAAATCATCTGGGATGAAATCACAGAAGAACTCAAAGAACAACATAACGAACAGATGATTGCGGTTCTCATTCATCCAGAGGTTTATAAGAGTATGAAATACAATCGTCCTATGAATGTCTTTGAGAAACTCCAAGTAGGTTGGTGGTGGATTGGAGAAATCTTTGACGAATGGTGTTGGACTATGACCCACGATGATGGAGAGTTCTTCAATTATCTTCAAAGTGATTATGTGAAGTATGAGGAGGATATGTATTATGATGGATAAAGAAGAATACTATAAACACATAGAAGAAAATGATTTTTACCCAGAACATTCTCATAAGTGGATTGTGAGAACTTATATTGATAATTATGATGGTACTGATAAGATGTTCTATCGCAACTTTGGCACATTTGAGACCAAAGAAGAAGCAAAAGAGTTTATTGAGAATTATAAGGTAAAATATACAACCAAAGGATTTATTACAAGGTATAGTATTCAAGGACTTTGTGAGGTATTATGACTAACCCACTCCTACAAAAATACGAAGAACTCTACGGAAAGAAAGAAGAACCAAAACCACAAAAGACACACACGGAAAAACTGAAAGAACTTCGGGATACTTCTACTATTCCAATCACAAAACTCACTTCTTATGATAATGAGAGTTTGAATGATAGTTTCTTACAGATTGCTGAAAAGGTAAAAAACAAAGAGGCACAAATATATTCTATGAATATGGATATAGACCAGCAAACTCGCACACAAAGAATTACCTTTGAGGTCTGGGACACCTTTTGAACTGGCACAGGGACACTCCAAAGCCCCCTGTGATGCCTTATAATAGTCTCATAAGCAACCAAACCGATGACCCGAAAAGAATTCTACGAAAAGTATGGTGATGTGAAGGTTAAGTTTTCTTCATATTACAAATACACCTTCACCTATACTGGAACTCTTCCAGATGGTGGTAGGATTTCAGTTGATTATGGTGCAAATGCTGATGACATTTATCGGTTTGAGGTAGGTGCAGATTGTGAAGAAATCATCAATTCTCTTGAACCTTATGCTGGAACTGCTTATGATAAGGATGGCAAAAAGGTTGATGAGTTTTACGATTATTGAGGAACTGAAATGAAAAAACCAGAGTTCCCAAAACCACGAATAATCCGTGAAGGTTTATTACCAGAACAAGACACAATAGAAACCAAACCGATGAACCGCAAATCTTTTATTGACCCTGCTGACTACATCAATATCTTTATAATTTTGGTGTTTGTTCTTATGTTTGTGGGTGCTCCTCTTGTTGGGATTAGTCGGGTAATCACAACTCAACAAGCACTCAACCAAGAATGTAAG